ACTTCACGGGCGGGCTTAGTGCCGCGCAACCCGTCAAAAACGATAGATGATATGCGGCGCTGCGCTTCGGCGCTAACGTCTTTGACCAATGCCGCGTTGTAGCTGATAGCCGCTTCCAGCGTTTGCCGCGCGTCTTGCGGGCCGATAATTTGGCTTACATCAACGCTGGTTGCCGATAGGACAGCAGCAGCCCACTTGCCGCGATGCCAGCTTTCAACACGTACAGCCCATCGTTCGAGGAAAGGCGAAATGCCTATAGACAGAAAGCGCGCTTGACTTTCGGCGGCTTGCACCCTTGCATCAATATCTGCTGGGGAGTCGGTGGTTTGTTCCGATATAGTTCTTTGATACTCCGCCAAAATATCCGGCACCGCAGCCGCCCATAAGTCATAGATCGGCTTGTAAGCGCCAAGGTATAGGTCCGTTGCGAACATAACCGGAACACGTATATCGCGTATCGGGATTGTTTTGCGCTTTGGGTTTTTGGCGCGGCGCGTTAGCTCGGCTAGGTTGTATTTGGGCATTATGCGCCCACCGGTTCACCAGTCAAAGCACTAGGGTCAACGCCTTCAACCAACCCCTCTTGCACAATCCCGAACCGTTCGGACTCCGCAACTTTTTCGAGCGCTGTTTCCAAAGCTGGCAGCAACCCCGATTCGACCATCAGCGATTGAAAACCTTCAGCAAATACAGCATCGGGTATCGCGCCGGTTTCTTGCGCTTTAACGGCGCTTTCAATGTTTAGCTTATTGACCTCAGCAACCGTTTTCTCATCGGGGACGTCAAGCGCGGCCCACTGATACCAAATCGATTTATCCACAACCTTGCCAGTAGCGCTTGGGATTAGCGCAACGTCAAGCTTATCGATGCACGGGCGCAACCGCAATTCTTGCATCGCGCTAACGTGCTTATGCCAATCCTGTTGCTGACCATTGCCGCTGGCGTTTAAGCCGCCGGGGCTTTGACCTAGCAGGCGTGTTGCGGGTATGTCGGCGACGGCGCAAAGCCGCTGGTCAAAAGCGGCCATAACCGTGTCCATCCCAGCCCAATTAACTTGATAATCGGTTATGCTTTCGCCGGGGTTGCTTGCGCCATTACCTGAATCGAACAGGGTTGCGTTATGGATCGATTCGCCCATGGCCATTGCCGAAAGCCGATTGGCAATAGCGGCCTCACCATCCGCATCTGAAACAATGGAAAGCAAGTCGGGGATACCCACGCGCGTAACGCGGGCCTTATGCAGCAACGCTGCAAATGCGTCTTGCGCTGTGTCGCTATTCTTAACCGCGCCCATTAGCCGCTGGATACGGCTCTCACCCCAAAACCGGTCTTCCCATGCGGTATTAATAAGCTGCGGGATAGGATCGCCGGTAAAACATATGACGCGGCTAGGATGGATTCGCGTTTGCGCGCCGTCATTGACCGTAAAATACGCGGGCTGGCCATAGTTAGCCGATAGCGGGTCCATATCAACCGGGCCGAGCGTGATTTGATAACGGCTAATGACGTGCAAGAAAGCAATGCAGCTCCTAACAATTGCTGGCATTGGCTCTCCGGGCAATCCCGGAACGCCAATGATGATTGCGCCCCCACCAAGACCGCGTAGGATTTCGGCTTCGTAAATCTTTTGGCGCAAGCCTAGCCGTGCCTCCTCGGCCTCAAGCATTTCAATATCGGCGTCGTCGGCTTGCCAATCACGCCACGCGCGAACCATGTCTAGGGCGGGTATGTCGATGCACTTGCGCATCATGCCGCTACCGCGATACGCGGCTTCGATTTGGTGGGCGCTTAGGGGGCAAAACGCATAGCGCGATGCGTTGCGCGGGTCGGCGCTTGTGCCTATGCCTGTGACTGCATTGACAAGGCCGTCCCGCACCAATCGAAGAATATTAGCCATGCCGGGGGGTATGCTTGCGGTATGGATATGGGTTTACCGCCGATTTAGTGTTGACAAGGTTCGAGGTTTGCCGCTACCTAGGTAAAACAAGCAAAGGAGAAGTAAAAATGACGATGTTAGCATATCCCGGCGGTGAAGCGCAAAAGGCCGCAATTATTGCAGAGTTACAAGAACATGCAGACCATGACAGGCTTGTGAAGGGGCAATATTGGCAAAACGGCAAGGGCTGCGCTGTTGGATGCACTATAAGAAGCGGGAACCATGTAGAGTATGAATCGCGATTCGGTATTCCTGTTATGTTGGCGCAACTGGAAGATTCTATATTTGAGGGCTTGCCAAATGAGGAGGCCATAAAGTGGCCCATTCAATTCATGTCTATGATCCCCGTAAGCGCTGATTTATCCCTTGTCGGTTGGAAGTTTTTGGACAGGATGCTGCAACGTTTGTTTGCGCGAATTGATGCAAGTAGTAGGGTGCATATTGATTGCGCGAGCGCGCTTGATATAGTTGCTAAAAAGGCAATGGGCGAATCTGTAACGGCGGCTGATGTGAATTATGCGGCTAGTGCGGCTAATGCGGCGGCTAGTGCGGCTAATGCGGCTTATGCGGGGGCTAATTCGGCTTATGCGGTTAATTCGGCGGCTTATGCGGCGGCTAATTCGGCTAGTTCGGCTAATGCGGCGGCTAGTGCGGCTAATTCGGCTTATGCGGTTAATGCGGCGGCTTATGCGGCGGCTAATTCGGCGGCTTATGCGGCGGCTAATTCGGCTAGTTCGGCTAATGCGGCTTATGCGGGGGTTGCATCCGAACGGGTTGCACAAGCAAAGGACTTGTTGGAACTATTGGCGGCAGCACCCGCTAACTGAGTTGAGGGCTGCTTCGCTGCGGCCCTTTTACGCATTTCTAATATTGTATGTGGTGCCGCCCAGCGCCAATTCACTTAGCGCATCCGCAGCCGCGTCAACTTGATCATCATTCGCTCCCGCAGGGAATAGGCACATTTCGTCAAGGAACGGCGCAATCCACGCATCGCGCGCGGGGTCGCCTGTCACTAGTAAGCGCACGTTGCCAGCTTCGGCCTGCGATGCAAACGGGGCCGCGCGTGTTGCCTTGTCGCCAGTAGGCCTTTCGACCTTGACGGCATAGCCCGCCAGCTTTCTAATCATCATCTCAGCTTGCGCCTTGCCCGCTTGGCCCGGGTCTTGGGCTAGGCGTATCGTAACATCTTTGCCGTCAAAGCCCGCTTGATTGATGATCGCCCTTTCAACATCCATTGGTGAGCCTTGAAAACGGTTGACGCCGCAAATGATAAACAGGCCGGAACGCGTTCGCACCATATCCACACCTGCGGTCCAGTCTGGGTTATTCGTGGTTGTCTTAGCCGTAGCCGCCATATCCCAAGCCCTACAGCGGCGCGCAATGTCACTAGGCATGGCGTGTATAGGCACAAACCAATCGCGTTTGAATAACCCGCCGTCCCGTGGCGCTGGCGCTTGCTGCAACTGGCCAGCGGTAGCGTATACGCCTAATGTCTTTTCGAGTTCAACAACTTGCCGCTCGGGGAATCGCTCAGGGAACATTAGTTCACCTTCGATCTTGCGCGGGTCTCCTTTGCCTATAGCCCACTTAGAACGTCCAGCCTCATAGCGCATTGGTATGCAAAGATGATCGTAACCCAATTCCTTGGCAACGGCACTCACATCGCTTTCGTGCAACCGTTGCATGATAATCACGATTGCAGAATCGTCGTTATTCACCCGGCTGGGCAACGCTTCGCGGAATGTGAATATTGTGTTTTCAAGTTCTTTTGGGCTATTCGCATCGTCAACGCTATGCGGATCGTCTAGGATAACCCTATCGCCGCGAGAGCCTGTCATACCGGTAAAAGCCATCGCTTCACGAAAGCCGGTGCTGTCATTCTCAAATTTTGTCTTGGCATTTTGATCGCCGGTAAGCGTAGTTGGCCATAGCGATTGATACCATGCTGACTGAATAAGACGGCGGCACTTCATGTTATCCCGAACAGCGAGGTCTTGCTTGTGCGCTGTGCCTAGATAGCGCAATGCAGGCTTACCACGTGGCCCCCACTCCCACGCGGGCCATATCACGCCCGTCAGGAGCGATTTCATGCTGCCCGGCGGCACGTTCGCCAATAGCCGCTTTATGTCGCCATTGCTAACCGCTTCAAGGTGCTCGCATATTGCATCAAGCGCCCAGCCCCACTTTAATTCCGTAGCTGGCTCCAAAATATGCCAAGCGCGCTGGGCAAAGGTTGCTAGGCTCCGCTTGCACCGTTCGCGGGTAGCCGCATTAACAGCTTCCTGCAACTCCGTCTGTGATAACAGCAAGTGTTCGAATTGTCTCAATGGCTTCGAGTTGTTCATCTGTCATACCTGATAAGTCAAGCGGTTCGCGGTCGTCTGTAAGTGCAATGGTTTGCGGCGCTTGTCCCCATCCCCGATTCAGTATTTTGTCAGCCGCAGCCACGCGGGCGGCTGCGGGTTGCTCCTCATTACGCATAATAGACACCAAAGTTTTAACAGCTTCCTCGGTATGCTCGCGCGCCAAATCAGTCAACGTTTTGCCTGTTTTTGTTTTATATATGGGCCGCCCTGTTGGATTGCCCGATTGTCCTTTTACAAAAGGCACTTAGCCCTCCAAACCTTTAATTGCTAACAATTAGTAAAATAAACCACATTTTAGGGTTGCTGCTTCCCGCGCCTTACCGCCGCCCGCTCAGCCTCACCCCCCAGCCCCACCATAAACAACCATTTGCGAATCGTATCGGTCCGCGCGCCGTATAGATGCTCAACATGCCGCCAGCCATGCGCGATAAACTCGGCACGGAACTCAGGCGGTGGGGGACGCATGGGTCGCTTCATGTTGGCATAGCCCACCTATAGCCGCTGTGCCAAACCGTTTCAATCGGCGAAGGCACGCCTATGTCGGAAAGTTTTTTGCGGATTCGGCAAACTAGCACGGCGGCTAGGTTGCCGGGGTCTTCAGTGTCACTTACGCGGTTTCCAACAGCGTCCGCTGCAATGCAACGACCCTTAGCTTTCGCTACGGAAAAAAGAACGCAAGCCTCAGCCCCTGTCAGGGTCTTTATTCGTTGGCCATTATAGATGGCGATGCCATCCGGGTATAGGGTAAAGCCATCGACTTCAATCTCCATATCCCGCGTGAGATTGTAACCACAAGATGGGCATAGTTCATGGTTGTTTATCATTTTGCCTGAATAACCATCATAATTATGCAGCCGACCAAATAAACAGCCGCTTCAATGTGATTGCCAACAATAACGTTCCCCAACCACAAAAACCAAAGCAGAATTGTGAAGATACTTTTTATCACGCCGCAACAACCCCTAGCTTAGAATCCTTGGCCATATCCAAAAACGATTCGCGGGCATCTGGCCTAGCCCTGTTCCAGCAGCGCACTATTGCCATTAGTTCGTGATATTCAAAATCATCATCATCGAAATCAGCGTTGCCAACGCCTAAAGCCGCCTTGCGTTCGAGCGCGATTATGCGCGTTGCTCGTGCCGATAGGTTTTCACGGCTGGCACGATCAAGCAAGGTTAGTCGTTCATCAACGGGCAAATCAGCGACGTGGGCATGATGGTCAAACGTTAGCGCCGCGTTGCGTTGCCCCGCCGGTATAGCCGCCGCAATCCTTGCCGACCGCGTGAGTGCTTTTTGTTCGATAATGTCTGTTGCCAACATTGGCAAAACAAGTGCCATTTGTTCGGGGAATCTTTGCTGCCCTTCTGCAAGCCAATCGGCACAGCTCCATTCCAGCTCCTTACGTTTTTCGTAAAGCGAGCGGCCATAATGGAGCCAATCATTGAATCCAACGGGCAGTTCGCATGGGTCGTAAACTTGAATATTTGCCATAAACACTCCATAGCCGATTCTAAATATGGGCGCAAGCGTTAAAATAAGCCCCATATGGCATAAAAATCACTGCCTAGCTACCCTAGCCGCCCAAGCCATCGTATCGTTGCCCTAGACCTTGTTTTTGGCGCGCCACACCCGTCGTTCAACGCAACGGATCATCAGGCCAAATTCGCCATAGAATTTACGAGTGAACGCGATGTAATCGAAAGTGGGGTCATGCGTTTTGCGATTTAGCAATGAAGCATAGAAAGGGTCGCCGCTCATGGCTTTGGCATTCGGCACAAACATCCGGTCGCCCGGGGCCATAGTTATTGTCGGATATTTTGATTTGCTGCCGTTCGCCGATTTATAGGTCCGCGCGTTTAGCACGTGGCCGCTGCCGAATGCTTCCCACTCGCCTTGTCGAAATATCATAACGCAGTTTTTGTCG